AGAATCAGCAGTTAAGCCGTCGTGCCCCCTAAGGGGCGGCGGGGCCGTGTCGATCCCCCGTATAAAAATCGATAACTACCCTAACCTACAGAGGTGACAAAATGCGAGAGAGATATCAGAATTATAAAAAAATTTCCGGAGATAAAATTACACTCAGAGACGAATTTGGGTATATCTTTTTGTGCCTCAAAGAAACTCTAAAAATTCTTATATATAGATGAAGCTTCAAATAATGTGGCGAAAAAATTTCAAAAAATTTCCGAAAAATTTTTTTATGTCTGAAGAGAAACTATATCGTATCTACTTAAAAGACCATTGCATCTATTCAAATCTCTCAGAGGAAGACTTTGAAAGAACATGGGGAATGCTACAACATTTGATGGATGTATTAGATACGAAAGTCAATAGAGAGGAGTTAAAATTTGAAGAGATTCTAACAAACTCTACTAATTGACAAAGACTAAATATCACGATAGAATTGAACTGAAGGTTATTCAAACTTATGGCAAAAGGATTTACTGTTAAAACTGTTGCGCCCAAGGCAAAATCACCAGCTGAAGATTGGGACTACGACGCAATTAAAGAAAGAATGCGAGGGAAATCGATTGTCTTCTGCCTACCTGGGCGAGGATGTTCGTATATCTTTTTGAAAGCATTTGTGCAACTGTGCTTTGATCTTGTACAAAATGGAATGAGCATTCAGATTTCTCAAGATTATTCCTCCATGGTAAACTTCGCACGATGCAAAGTTCTTGGAGCAAATGTTCTCAGAGGACCTAAGCAAGTTCCTTGGGATGGAAAACTGGAATATGATTATCAACTCTGGATTGATAATGATATTGTTTTCGATACAAACAAGTTCTGGCAACTCTGTGATCTAGCACTTCCTGAGGAAGGAGAAGAGAAAGAAATTACTGCTGGTTGGTATGCAACTGAAGATGGATTTACTACATCGGTTGCTCATTGGTTAGAAGAGGATGACTTCCGTAAGAATGGCGGAGTCATGAATCATGAAACTGTTGAGACAATGAGTAAGCGTCGTAAGCCTTTCACAGTTGATTATACTGGTTTTGGTTGGGTGATGATCAAGAAGGGAGTATTTGAAGATCTTGAGTATCCCTGGTTTGCACCTAAGATGCAAGTCTTTGAATCTGGAGCAGTTCAAGATATGTGTGGCGAAGACGTTTCATTCTGTCTTGATGCAAAGGATGCTGGATTTGAAATTTGGTGCGATCCACGCATTCGTGTTGGACATGAGAAGACTCGTGTAATCTGATGAAGTTTAATATCTTACTTAAAGGACATAAAATTCATGAGAATCTCACACATGAAGAATGTTCCGATATTCTCATGAATCTTTCAGAAAGGTATTATGATAAGTATGATTTTGATGCAGAAGATCTTGAGGTTGAACCTATTTTAGAGGAGAATGATTAATGGCTGGTAGTAGAAAGTCTCTGACGAATAAAGTAATTATTGAACCTAAACCCAAGAAAACCCGACAGGGTGCTGGGAAGCACACAAAGTATGCTTCAACAAGCAGAAACAGTGCTAGGAAGCGTTATCGCGGTCAAGGCAATTGATTCAGTTGAATCCACAGATCCCAGTTGTTACCCCAAAAGGTAATGGCTGGGCGTTTTTTTGTATTGATCGTTCTCAGGAACATGACTTAGAATGGGTGGTCTTTCTTGATGAAAATGGCGAGTGTTGGACGTTTAAGAATTCTGATATTCGCATTCAGAAAAACTACACATTACATAGATATAATAGAACTGGCTTTGGTACATGTACCATCTAGACTCACAGGAAGAATGGAAAGCAATTCATCCAGACGATCTGTGGGTTTATAATAAATTATTTCTGAGTCAAAAATTAGGGTACAATTGCGGTCCCGTTGGAGTTCCTGTGCCTCATCCAGATACTTATATTGTGCGTCCGATGTTCAATTTATTGGGTATGGGGCGCTTTGCTCGATTAGAATGGATCTACAAGACAACAGATCACTTTCATCCATCTGAGTTTTGGTGTGAACAATTTGAAGGTGATCATGTAAGTGTAGATTTCTATCAAAAAAATCCAATTTTGACTGTTTTGGGGACAAGAAGACCGGAAAATCCTCTATATAAATGGTCAAGATGGGAAAAAATTGAAAAAAGGCTCGAGTTTCCAAAAATTTTAGAGAGTTTAGTTGGTAACTATGACTACATTAACTGCGAATTTATTGGAAATCGTTTAATTGAAGTACATTTCAGACAAAATCCAGACTTTAGATACGGTAATGATGTTGCAATACCAATCTGGAATGATGATAAAGAGGAAAAAACCAATAATTTGGAGTTTATAGAAGATAAAGACTACCTAAGAAAAGGATTTTTGATTGAAAAACGGGATAGCAACCCCGTTAAAAGTTCTGATTTAACCAAATCAGGAGAGCAAAATGGGAAAACCCTCGGATCGTAGTTCAGATTACATGTATCAGATGTGGGGAACCGACAAATTAGTCACAGACTATGATTTAAATAAAAAATCTAAGATGCTTCGTGAAATTAATCACGATGATTTAACTCCCAAAAAACACGATTTCATTCAACAGAATGAAATTCATGAAAAAATTAGAAATGATGAAGATTATGATGATTGGGAATATGGAACTGAGCCTATTCCTTCGTCCAAATGGCTATAAATAAGATAGATTTATAATAACTTTTAACATATCATGCCTCTAGAAAGGGTAAGCAAGGCATTTAAAGATATTGGATCGTCATTACAGATCAATCCAATTAATCGTGATTTGATTACTATTCAAAATGAAACTGCCATTGCCCGTTCTATACGTAATTTGATATTCACGGAACCAGGAGAAAGATTTTTTAATCCCAATCTTGGTTCCAGAGTAACAAAACTTCTTTTTGAAAATTTTGATGAGATTTCTGCTCAACTTGTGAAAACAGAAATCGAAGAAACAATAAGAAATTATGAACCAAGAGTTGATCTCATCGATGTAACTGTAAATCCAAATTATGATAGTAATGAATTTAACGTAACGATAAGATATAAAATTGTTGGAATTGATGTTTCTCCACAACAATTAGCATTTGCACTCCAGCCCACACGATAAATGTCTTTAGTTAATTTTACTAATTTAGACTTCGATCAAATTAAAAGTTCTATCAAGGATTACCTTAGAGCGAACTCAAATTTTACTGACTATGATTTTGAAGGATCTAACCTGTCGGTTTTAATTGATGTTTTAGCATATAATACATATATTACTTCATATAATGCTAACATGGTTAGCAATGAGGTGTTTATTGATGCTGCAACTCTTAGGGAAAATGTTGTTTCTTTAGCTAGAAACATTGGGTATGTACCAAGATCAAAAAAGTGTGCCGCTGCTAATGTTTCCTTTCTTGTTGATGTATCTGCTTTAAATACGAATCCAATTTCAATAACTTTAAAAAAAGGAGTTGTATGCACAACTGCTACAACATTTGGAAATCAAAATTATTCATTTGCAATTGTAAATGACGTAACTGTACCGATTGTTAATCAGATTGCTAATTTCACTGTAGATGTTTGCGAAGGAACATATGTTACAACAACATTTACCGTAGATTCAAATAACCCAGAACAAAGATTTATCTTACCAAATACAGGTATTGATTCTGCTACAATCAGAGTTCTTGTAAGAGATACTGAGACAAATACGACTGCAAGGACTTTTAATTTAGCAGAAAGTCTATTTAAAGTTAATTCAACATCAAACGTATTCTTTCTTCAAGAAATAGAAGATGAAAGATATGAAATTATTTTTGGAGATGGTATTTTTGGCGAAAAACTTCAAAATTTAAATTATATCGAAGTTTCTTATATTGTTACTAATGGAAAAGGTGCGAATGGAATAGACTCATTTACGTTTAACGGCAGATTACTCGATAATAATGGGAATGCTGTTACATCGGAAATATCTTTAATAACAACTAATTCACCATCTGGTCAGGGAAAAGATATTGAGTCCATATCATCAATTAAAAAATATGCTCCAAGAATTTATGCATCACAAAATAGAGCTGTTACCGCAGCAGATTATGAAGCTATAATTCCTACAGTTTATCCAGAAGCAGAATCGGTAGCAGTTTTTGGTGGAGAAACCCTAGATCCACCAAAATACGGAAAAGTTTTTATATCAATTAAACCTTTTAACGGAGATTTTGTTCCCGAAACAATTAAAGATAATATAAAAGATTTATTGAGAAAATACAATGTTGCTGGAACAGTCGTTGATATTGTTGATCTAAAGTACTTATATGTTGAGTACCAAGCAAATGCATATTTTAATGTTAATAAAGCTCCCAGTGCTGATTATGTTAAAGCAATTATAGAAGAAAATATTGCAAATTACGCAGATTCTGTTGAGTTAAATAAGTATGGAGCAAGATTTAAATACAGTAGATTTTTGAACATTATCGATACTAGTCATGACTCTGTAACATCAAACATTACACGAGTACAAATTAGAAGAGATTTGAGACCTGTTTTGAATCAATTTGCACAGTATGAAATTTGCTATGGTAATGAGTTTTATGTAAAAAATCCTAATGGGTATAATATTAAAACCTCAGGATTTATTTCAAGTGGTATTACTGATACTGTTTATATTTCAGATTTACCAGATTCTGATCTAAAAAAAGGATCACTATTTTTATTTAAACTTGAAGGACAAGGTAATAATATAGAACCAACTATTTTAAAAAGAAATGTTGGTACTATTGATTATGTAAAGGGTGAAATTAGATTATTACCAATTAACATTCTTTCGACTATAAAAACTAAAAATCAACCAATTATTGAAATATCTGCTATACCAAAATCAAATGATGTAATTGGACTACAAGATCTTTATCTTCAATTAGACACCACTGAAAGTTCATTAAATATGGTATCTGATCAAGTAAGTTCTGGATCTGATCCATCTGGTTCTACTTACATATTTTCATCAAGCTACATCAACGGAGACCTAGTAAGACTGTAATAACATGAGAGATACAAGAGTAAAAATTCGTTCTATCGTAGAAAATCAACTTCCTGCATATGTTAGGGAAGAATTCCCTTTAGTTAATGAGTTACTATCTCAATATTACATATCTTTAGAGTCTCAAACTTTACCAGCAGATATTCTGCAAAATATTGAGCAATACGTTAAACTTGATAATATATCAACATTAGTTGAATCTACCGAATTAATTGACACAGTAGAATATTTTGATGAGGTTATAACTGTTAATTCTAATGTTGGATTTCCAGATGAATATGGATTGCTAAAAATTGATGGTGAAATCATCACATATACTGGAAAAGAACAAAATATTGTTACCAACACTTGCACACTTGCAATAGGATCTTCAATTGCATATTTGTCTGGTATCAGTACATCGTATACTGGAAGACCTTTTGTTCTAAACTCATTAAGTGCATCGCCAACAATTGTTTCGGTTGGAGCAACCTTTGTACTTTTATCAAATATTGTAGTAGATTCTGTAAATACGACCGGATATACTTCAACAAACACATATACATTTAAAGTTGATAGACCACAATTTACAGGATGTGTAAGAGGATTTAGTGGAATAACCTCATACATTAGTAATAGTGCTACATCCGATTTAGTTTTTACATCAACTAACGCAGATTCTCATATTAATGGATCTCAGGTTGATAATTTAAGCATTCTTCTTTTCAAACAATTTTTAAAAAAAGTCAAAGCACAAGCAGCACCTGGATTTGAAAATAGAGATTTTGATGCAGATCTAAATGAAAATGTTTTTATTAAGCAATCCAAAGACTTTTATTCTTCTAAGGGAACAGATCCTTCATTTAAAATTTTATTTAATGTTTTGTATGGTGAAGACGCCAAAATTATAAAACCAAGAGATTATCTAATTGAACCTTCTAATGCACAGTATAGAATAACAAGAGATATCGTTATTGAGTCCATAGAGGGAGATATTGAAAATATTGTTAATAGAACCATATTCCAAGACGCATCATCAATCTCAGGGCAGGCAAGAGCAAGTGTTAATGGGGTAGAAAAGTTTTTAAGAAGCGGAAAAGAATATTATATCGTAAGTTTAGATAAAGATTCCATATTTGGTTCTTTTGTAATTAATCCAAAAACAAAGGTAATTACAAATGTATCAATTGGTGCTACACATATTGATGTTGATTCCACCGCTGGATTCCCGGAAGATGGTGGTAATTTATTAGTTGAACTGACAGATGGGTCAACATTTCATATTGCATATGAATCGAAAACATTAACCCAATTTTTTGGATGCTCTGGAATTGATAGGGTTATATCTGACAGTTCAAATATAATTTTTGAAAACTTTGCTTATGCTTATTCTGATATTGAAAGACAAAACAAAATAGAATTTAGAATAACTGGAGTTTTATCTGATCTAATAGTTCCAGAAGCAACTGAGTCTTTTGTTAAAAATGATGTTGTCTTTGCAAAAACTTTAGGAACAGAAATTGAAGGATTGCAAGCAAATAATTGGTTTTTCAATCTTTCAACATCATACGATGTTCAAACCATATCTCTTGTTGGATTAAGTCCTTTTGTATACAATTTAACTCTTTATGATACTCATATTTTTAGATTGGGCGATAATATCACAGTATATGGATCAAATGGAACAGAACTAATTGGTGAAATAAGCTCACTTATAAGCGAAAGAGCAGTTAGCGTTCTTGTTCAGGGAGAATTAACTGCATCTCCATTAATAAAATATAAGATTAAGAGAGATTTATCTAGAGTTAATGCTGTTGGTTATCCTGAACTAACCGCATATACATCAAATGTTCAAAATGTATATTCCGATCTCGATGGAAGTATCTATGTAGCATCCCCATCTCTTCCTTCCTATGGAAGTCAAACAATAACCATTAGAGACTTAGTAAAAACTTGGTCGTCAGATTTTTTTGGAACTTCAGTTGAAATTGGTCAACATGGTTTTTACACTGGAGATGCAGTTTATTATACGCCAGGGGTTGATGCTGATACTGTAGCAGGAATATATTTTATACAAAAAAATAGTTCAACATCTATTAGTTTAGCAAAAAGTAGGCAAAATCTTTTTAGTGGAAAACTAGTTACTTTATTTGGGGTTTCTTCCGCAGAAAATAAAATTGAACTTTTAGAGTTTGCTGGACAAAAATTAGAACCTCAAAAACTAATTAGAAAATTTTCAAACCCAGAGTATGCTGCGGACGAGTATAAGACTACTTCCGGAATGATTGGGATGTTAGTAAATGGCGTTGAAATTTTAAATTACAAATCAAGAGATGTTATTTACTATGGACCACTAGAAAAAATATATCCACTATCTCCTGGAAGAGGATATGATATTATTAATCCACCAAATTTGAGAATTAATGATGTTGTAGGATATGGTGCCACGGCATTTGCAGCTGTAACTGGAAAATTAGAAAGAATTGATATCTTAGATTCGGGATTCGATTATACCGATATCCCCCAAATTTCAATAAGTGGGGGGAACGGCAATTCTGCAATAGCAGAATGTAATATGATTTCTTTTGAGCATGACGTTCCATTTTATCCGACATCTGGAGTTGTACCCCTTCAAGTCAATCTTTCGAACAATACAGTTGCATTCACAACTTATCATAAATTTAGATCTGGTGAGGAAGTCATTTATTTGACTGGTGGTGATGTTGCTGTTGGTGGTCTATCAACAAATTCAACATATTTTGTTTCTTTGGTTGATGAGTATACTGTAAAATTTCATAAAAGTTTCGAAGATGCGAATGCAGGAATTGATACTATTTCTCTAGTATCTTATGGGACAGGGGCACATAGAATAAAATCAAAATTTAAAAAGAAAAAAGTTGGTAGCATTAGTGTTAAAGATCCTGGATTTGGATACGAAAATAAAAAAATTATTGCAAATTCTTCTGGAATTAACACTGCAAAAAATATATTATATGCCGAAAATCACGGTTATAGAACTGGAGAATTAGTAAAATATTTTTCAACGGATTCTGTAGTAATTGGTGGATTAACAACATCAACCTCATACTATGTAACTGTAGTTGATGAAAATAATTTCAAACTATCCCAAGTTGGTGTTGGTGAAACAACAATAGATTTTTATCAAAAAACAAATCAATTTATTGATCTAACAAATACGGGATCTGGAAATCATATTTTTAACTATCCACCAATAGAAGTTTCAATCAAAGGAACTATTGGTGTAACAACTTTTGTAGGACAAAATTTTGAATCTAAAATTAATCCAGTTTTTAGAGGAGAAATAGAATCAGTATTTGTGCAGTATAAAGGAACTGCATACGGATCTCAGAGTATCGTTAATGATAACAGACAACCAGAATTTGTTTTAGACTCTGGATCTGGAGCAGAAGTTCTTCCAGTTATTCTAAATGGAGCAATAATTAACGTTATTATTAGAGCACCTGGATCAAATTACAATTCTCCTCCCGATTTGATAGTAACGGGTAAAGGAACAGGTGCTATTTTAAGTCCAATACTTATTGGCGGTAGATTGCGTGGAGTATACGTCGTATATGGTGGATTTGGATACGAAAATGGTTCAACTTTTGTTACTGTAAGACCTTCCGGAACTGGATGTGAGTTAGAAGCAGAAATTAAAACATGGACCATTAATAAAGTACAAAGAAATATTACAACCAATCAAATTAGCGATGATGATGGATTTATTGATAACGGAACTAATACAGATTATGGTTTACAATATACACATGCATATGCACCAAGAACTTTAAGAAGACTTATTCTCTCATCTAAAATTCAAAATGGTCAATATGTATTTTCTCCAGACTTACAATTAAGTGGTGGAATTGAAATAGTATCAACCTCCCACTCTCCAATTATTGGATATGCTTATGATGGTAATCCAATATATGGTCCATATGGATATGATACGCCAGAGGGTGGGACAATTAGATCTATGATATCTGGATATGAACAATCTTTAAGTATCGAAAGACCAGATACCAATTTATATCCTGCTGGATTCTTTATTGAAGATTTTGTTTATACTGGATCTGGAGATTTAGACGTACATAATGGAAGATATTGCGTAACTCCAGAATATCCCAATGGAGTTTATGCTTATTTTGCGACGATATTTAATGGTTCTCCCGATGGATCTGGAATATTCGTAAGATATAAGAGACCAGTATTTCCATATTTTGTTGGAGATTCTTATAAGTCAAAACCGATTGATTTTAACTTTGATTATAGATCAAATCAAGATCTAACAGATATCAACACTACTGGGTGGGTTAGAAATACAACTCCATATGGACTATTGAAATCAAAAACTTCATATGATTATGCAATTAACCCAACTAAGATTAAACAACAAAAAACATATATTGAAGGCACTACAAGAGGATCTGTAGATTCAATTGGAATTCTTACTGCTGGTAATTTGTATCAGGTCAATGATAGAATTGTTTTTGACCCCACTATACCATCAAATATTAAAGCTTCTGCAAAAGTATCCAAGGTTAAAGGATCTTTCGTAACGACGGTAAGTTTAGCATCTTCGTCAACTAATGCTGAGTTTATTCTATACAACTCCGGTACAAATCTTATTGGTTTTACATCATCACCTCATGGGTTTTCTAACAATGATGTTGTTAATGTTGTAGTCAATAATAAAGAACAAAAAACAGGAAATATTAAAATAACAGAAAATAATTTATATTTAACAGCAGGAGTTCCAGTTCCAAGTATAACTGGAGCGGTAACCTATTTTAAGGTCACTGGTAATTTAAAATATCCAAGTATTAGAGAAAATGATGTCTATATTATCAATAATAAAGAACAAATAAAAATTTTAGAAGTAGATGCAAAATCTTCTAGAATTAAAGTTCTGAGAAATATTACTTCGGCTGCTGGTATAACATCATATTCTGCTTCACAAAGATTGATTGAAAAAACTAGAAGACTTCAAATTGATTTAGGAATTTCAACAACTTATCAATACAACCTAAACAAAGAAATATATTTTAACCCATCTGAGGCATTGGGAATTGGAACAATTTCTGGAGTAGGAATAAACACAACATTACAATTTAGTAGTCCTGGAGTTGGTATTGCAAGTATTACAATACCAACAAGAGCAATATATTTACCAAATCATAATTTAGAAACTAATACTGAATTAGTTTATTCTGCTAATAGCGGAACTCCTATTTCAATATCCACGAATGGTAGTGCTGGTGCCGCTTATCAAATTCCGGATAATTCAGTTGTTTATTGTGCAAAATTAAGTAATAATTTAATTGGAATATCAACAACTAAACTTGGAATCGGTAGCACAGGTTCATTTGTTGGTTTAGGTTCAACCACGTCTTATCTACTCTATTTTATTGCTACGGGTGTAGGCAATACACATAGTTTTAAAACAAATTATCCAAATGTTTTAAGAGGAGAAATTACAAGAAATGTAGTTACAGTAGCAACTGCATCTTCACATGGTCTAAGTGTAGATGATAAAATTGATTTAACTTGTGTTGCAGGCATAACGACGAATGTAAAAATTGCGTACAACGATTTTAATAGAAGACTGATTATAAATCCAAGAAATTTTGTTGGGTCTGATATTGACGTAACAAATGATATTATTGCAATCCCAAATCACCAGTATGTGATGGGACAGAAGATAATCCACACTTCAACATCTCCTGCCAATGGATTAATTAATAATCAAATTTATTACGCAATTGTTGTAGACAAAAATAGAATAAAATTATCAGACACATATTATGGATCAACAAACAAGATACCAGTATCTGTAGGAATTGCTTCAACCTCTTTTGGTACTATTGCTGCAGTCAATCCACCATTAAAAATTACAAAAAATCAAAATATTATATTTGATGTTTCCGATTCATCATTATCGTTTATCAAAGATAATTTACAATATTCAGCATTTGATCTAAATTTTTATACAGATTCTAATTTCAAAAACCCATACCTCAAGAGCCCATCTTCTGCAAATTTTGATGTTATAAAGACAGGTAATATTGGAATTGATTCAACAGCAAAAGTAACTCTTAATATTAAAAATGACACTCCACAAAACCTATATTATCAATTAGAAATTATCAATGAGAGTATTAATACTCAAATCAAAAAAGATTCGTTTAATGATAATGAACTTATTAGCAATAATAATACGTTAATTTTGGTCGATAGTAAGTATAACGGCACGCATACGGTAAGTGGTGTAACTTCAACTGCATTTACTTTTAACATTGCAGAAACTCCCGAAGTTGCAAGTTATTCATATATACAATCCAATTTATCTTATATTACTTCCTCAGAAACTGCTTTTGGATCTATAGAAAGAATAACTATTTTGGATGGCGGATTTGGATATGAAGCCT